TGATGAAGCAGGAGCAACCGAAAACTGGTGGGAAGCTCAATCCAAACTTCGTGGAATACCTGATGGGTTACGATACGGATTACACAAATATAGAACAAACAGAATAATGGCACTCGGAAACGCAGTCTGTCCGCAAATTCCGTTTCTCATCGGAAAGGCAATAGGAAAATTGTATGAGTGAAGATATAAAATTTCCCTATCAAGATTTTTATTATGCTGACTGGAGAATGGGTTGCTCTGGAATGACGGCACAGCAAGAGGGATTATATATCCGGTTATACACTCATCTTGGAACAGCTAATGGAAAAGGTTTGCCCAATGATTTCAATTTTATTTATCGCATGGTTGCCGATCCATCAGAAGATCCAGAGGTGGTACAGCATCAGAGGGAAGATCTGATGTGGGTTATAACGCACAAACTTGCACTGGTTGATGGTCGTTATCATCAATTGGTACAGAAAAAAAGGCGAGAAGATAAGGTTGATATTGTTAAAATTAGGCAGGAATCAGGGAAAAAAGGAGGACAAGCAAACTCCAAGCAAAAGTCTAGCAAAGTATCTGATTCTGATTCTAATTCTGAATCTATTAATACTTATAATAGTATATGGGAAAAGCTATCAATTAAGCGAGGATCAAAGAGTGTTGCATTAAGGTCTTGGCTCAAGGTTGCAAGAGACATTAAGCCTGAAATATTGATAGAAAAATATAATGCCCTGTGTTCACAGGCAGATGATCCAAAGTTTATTCCTCATTTTGCTACTTGGTTAAACCACGAAAGGTGGGAAGAGGAACTGCCAAGTAAAAAAGAAGAAGCTCCAGTCCAGCCTAAAAATCACAAGGATTATGTGTTCGCAGTTAAAAAGGGAATGCGATTACTAGCTATAACTGATGATATGGTTAGGCAAATGAGAAAGGAAAATCTCATAACTGAAGAGGAATTTAAAAGATGGTAGATAATTTTTTATATATCATAGGAAATAATGACCAAAATATGTACAAGGTTGGCATTTCCAACAATCCTTTGAGCAGAATCAAGGGAATACAAACAGGTTGTCCTTTTCCCCTGTCTATTATTAAAAAATATAAGCTCAATGGTCATTCTTCTTTTGTTGAGAAAAAAATTCATAGTTTTTTAGAAAAAGATACATCAGTTAAAAGTTTGGTTGGGGAGTGGTTTTCTTGCAATGTAGATAAAATTGATAAATTAGTTCAACATGAGCTTGTCGACATAAAAAAAGTGGAAGAAATAAAAGAACAAAAAGAAAGAAAGAAAATAGAGGAAGAAAAAATTAAACTTACTCAACAGAAGGAAGAGTTAGAAGTAGCTATGATTCCCTTGTTTGAATTGCAAAAAAATTTAGATGAAAAATTTAAACAATTAAGAAAAACAGAGTCAGAAATAATACAAATGACAACTCATTTTGAGGAATGCAGGAAGAAATTAAATAAAAACCCAAAAAATAAAGAAGTTAAACAACATTATAGAGATATTATTACAGAATGTTTAAGTAAAATTAGATATATGTATAAAATAACTTCTAATCCTGCAAGTTATTGTCGTTCTTATTATGATGATGTTGTTAGTTTTTTTAGTTTATTTCGTAAAAGAAAAATAATAGAAAAAGATAAAAGAAGTTATTTTCCAGTTAATGAAAATGGCACAATACCAAGAAAAGATGTTATGCATAATGCTAACTTTTTAGATAAAAGATATTTAGACATAGATAAATACGATCAATTCGCCTTAGTTTGTAAAACAAAAGGTTATCGTTATTGCGACATTATTCATTTTGACAAGGATAATGACTATTATCTTATTGATAAATTAAGGTTATCGAGGGGAGAATGGGATAGTAATTTTCATATTACCACAGAGGAATTATTTGGAAATAATCAAGCTAAGAGTACATACGATAAATTTTTAGATCATTTAGAAAAATATAAAGGTCAATTAAATTGACGAAAAGAAAAAAAAAAATAAAATATCTAAAGATGCGATAGATTTAGGCGCTCAAGAACTAATTAGAAGCGAAAAAGACAATACTTTAGTTCGTAAGGTTGATGGATCTTCTTTCAGACTGGCTTTTTACGGAAAAGATAGACATTTAGAAAAAACCATTAAATCTTTGTTGGAAAATTACTATTTGCGTAATTTATTAGATCCAAAGAACCGAGATATTAATTCAAGAAGGTTCTGGGCTGGTGAACGGTTTGAAAAAATAGCTCATAGAAGCGGAATGAATCAAAGGGTTACGACTTGGTTAGCCGAAGTATCAATAGGAAGTAACGAAGATTTTTTAAACGACACGATAGACTCTCAATCTGAATTGCACGAAGCTTTAAAAAGTATGAAAAATGTTTGGAGCGTTGTTTGGAATGTAATTTTGTTAAACAAATCTGCCGGTAAACAAATTGATAAATTGAGAGAAGGTTTGGATTATTTAATAGAGCATTTTGATATGTAATGTTCGCTAATTGTTCTACTTACACGAATAAAGCGAATAGTATAAATAATTTACAATTACATAAATAACGTAAGGACTGTCCTATCTATTAGGACTTTTTTTTTGCACGATGGAAGAGAAACTTTTTCGTGCTGTAATTATTCAAGGATTACTAGACGCTTTTAACCGATTCTTTTGGTACAGCAAAAGCAATAAAAGATATTACCAAGAAGCTTTAAAATGGTTGGGCGGAAAAGATTTTTTATACATTTGCGACTTGGCTGACGTAGAATCTTCGCTGGTTATTGAAATTTATAACAAAATGAAGGAACATACCAATTATCTTTCAACGGAGGACGTAAAGTTTTTATTAAATGAACAATTTGCTAAAATATGACGAATTAATGTGTACTTTGTTTTATATTGAAAATCCTGAAACATTACAGCCAGAGATCATTGTTAAATATTCAAATTTTATCAACCGCGACGAAGCTATGCAGTTTGTGCAAACATTTAAACAAAAAGAAGAATTTTACGATTTAAGTGAAAAATATACAATCCATTGAAGATCAACAAGAACTAGAAAGAATAACGAAAGTATTAAGTGGACAATTTAGAATTGGTAAAGACAAAACAATCTGGTACATCAAAAATAGGTCGACCGACAAAGTACAGCAAAACGCTCGTAAGAAACATTCTCGAGCTGTTAAGTAAGGGAGTTTCCATTCGATCCGCTCTAAAGCAAGAGGGCATTACGTGGCGAACGTGGAGACTTTGGATGGATAAGTACGAATTAAGAAATGCTTACGTCCAGGCAAAACAAGACGGAATAGACTATTCAATCTCGGAAACAGAAGAGGTTGCTAGGGACACGATAGACAAGGCAGCTAACAAGGAAATAGACCTTGCGACCGTAAAGAGTGTTGATATCTGGGTTAAGCATAAACAATGGATGGCATCAAAACTTGCTCCCAAGACATTCGGTACTGACAAGCAACAAATAAGTTTGACGGGGAGCAACGGACAGAAGCTTGAGATAGAGTGGCAAAAAGACTAAAATCTTTCCCAATATCTACTTAAATACATACAAAACCATACGAATATCAATCTAACTGTATTACTAACTATATAGGGGTAGTATCTATAAATCCTTGTAGAATAAAGGATCAGTAGTCAGGTTTTCCTTAAAAAAGACTTTTTAAGACAAAAATCCTATGAAACAAGAACAAATAGCGAACAAAATTAAATAATTTGACTAAAAACGGTTAAAAATTGGTTAAAATAACAATTATTGGCGGTTTTACGTTGATTTCTTACTATTAATTATAGTTTGATTGATATTTTTGTTGATTTTTCAAATATTTTTATTTGAGATTGGCTTTTTTCCTAGCTTTTGTACCCCAAAGGGTTGGAAGAATTAGTCTTACTACCTATTCTAATTCAAAGGAATTTCACTATGGCGATTAATCCAATGGCGAAGGATTTAAGGACTTCAAAATACAAGATGCGCGTAAAAAAAGATAAAAAAAAATACGATAGAAAGCCGTTTAAAGATCCTTTTAAGGCGTTGGTACTAGCTATCAACAACAAGACGGTTTATCCCGACAGGGTTGGAAAGGGAGTGGTAAAGGGAAAGGACGTAGCGGGGATTCGCGATTATTTGGATGGGCAAAAAAATGAAAAATGA